TTTTGTTAATTTAATTGAGACCTTTGGCTTACCAGTAGCTGGAGTAATAGCACTGGGATTCTATGTATCTAGGCAAAACAAATGGATACAGGAGACTCTTATGCAAGAGCTAGAAGAGAGTCAAAATCGTACAGAGGGGATTCTTATCAAGCTTATAGACCAGCAGAAGCGTCTACAGACAGATGAGTTCCCAGATTTACATAAGGAGCTTGCACGATTAGAAGGTAGCTACCATTCAATCGTAAGAATAATAAGCAGTTTAAAACAAAAAAATTCATAGGAGGATAGATGAAAGAAGCAGTAATAGCAGTAGTAGAAAAACCAGTAGTAGGAGCGTGTTGCTCATTCAGTGGAGCACTAATTAATCACATGGAGATGTTAAGTCCATACTTAAACTTTGCATCGGTTTGCGTAGGTTTAATTGTGGGATTACTTACACTCAAAAAAATCTGGAAAGGATAAAATAAAATGATAGCTGGACTAATAGTTAATTACCTTAAAGAAAACAAAGAAGAAATCGTTGATGAGATTAACAAAAAAATCAACATCCCACTAGTTTCAGAGGCAAAAGAAGAGGATATACTAAATTCATTGTTTGATGGACTAATGGAAATACTTGAAGGAATATTAGCTAAGAAAAAATAGTTTGGAATAAATCTACAGCTGTCGTAAATTCCTATAACAATTAACTTAGGAGTAGCGACTATGAGTAAGATAGATTTATCTAAACTAACGCAACCAACACCAGAAGATAGGATTAAACACAGAACCCAAGCAGGGGTAAAGCTGTCGTACGTTGATGCACGATACTGCATGGATGTACTTGATGATGTGGTAGGTCCTGAAAACTGGAGTGATGATTATAAAGAAGTAAAGGGTTTGTTGATGTGTGGTGTATCCATTAATGTTAATGGAGTTAAAGTAACAAAGTGGGACACTGGGACTGAAGCAAACTTTGAAGGAGAAAAGTCTATAGTTAGCGACTCATTTAAACGAGCGTGTGTTAAATGGGGTATAGCAAGGGATTTATACGATACTAAAAAGGCTGGGGGGAACGCTACTCCGAAACCACAAGGAGCTCCTAATGCTCCAGGTCCCCAGCCAGTCTCTCCAACAAACAAACAATCAGAATACATACTAGACTTTGGTAAACATAGTGGCAAGTTTATCTCAGATGTTCCTCTTGATTATCTTAAATGGTTTTTAAATCAGAAGGACAACAAGAAGGATGAGAAGAAGTATAATGTATTTCTAAGTGAATACCACAAAAGAAAAACAAATGATTAAGCACGTTGAGGGAACTCGATATGGTAGGTTCTATGACATTGGGGATGGTATATACGTCCCCAGTGTTACTACAGTTACTAGGTATGGATGCCCTACACCTAACTACCTTCTAAAGTACATTGTGAACAACTCAAAGGGTGACTATGATAAGTATTTAGAGACTAACTCTGAAGCACTTAGAGTAGGAACTGCTGTACACGATAATTGTGAGAAGCTTTTGTTAGGTGAGGATATACTTATTGAGAACGACCCAGAGGTGCAGAAAGGTGTAATAAGTTTCTGTAAGTGGTATCAAGAGTATTTACCTAAAGTTATATCAGTAGAAGAGGTACTATACGCAAAGAACCACAAGCAAGGTAAGCTTATATGCCCATTTGCAGGAAGATGTGACTTAGTAGTAGAGATGAACGATGAGACATGGATGATAGACCTAAAGACATCTAAGAGCTTAGAGGACTATACTTATGTTATTCAGCTTAGTATGTATAAGATGCTATGGGATATTAGACATCCAGAGAGACCAATAGATAGACTGGCTTTAGTACATTGTAAAAAGAACTTTATGGGTGCACAACCTACAGCAAAAACAAAGCTTTTCAAAGAGGTAGAGTTTGATGAGAAGTCTGTGAAGGCAGCTGTTAGATTCTTTTACAAGTACCAGGAAGCCTTTGACAATAAAGGAAACCTAAAAACACAACCAAAATTACAGACTAAATTTAAACTATAGGAGTAGCGATGAAAGAAAAATATAGTGTGGAGTCTATAAATACAAAAGAAACATATGAGTGGTTGTTGCACAAACATTATGCAAAAAGAATACCATCAATATCTTATGCTTTTGGCTTATATGAAGACGACTCTTTAATAGGTGTTTGCACTTACGGAAGACCTGTTGCCCATAAATTAATACAAAATGCCTTAAGTGGTACACACCAAGACAATTTTTTGGAGTTAAATAGATTATGTGTCAATGAATCATTAGAAAAAAATGCACTTAGCTATTTTGTTTCTAGCACAATAAAACTTATCCCAAGTCCCAAGGTTTTAGTAAGTTATGCAGATACTTCACAAAATCATAATGGATACATATATCAAGCTACTAATTGGATTTACACAGGATTGTCAGCTAAATTTAAAGATTATATGGTTAAAGGGTATGAACATATGCATGGTGCATCTGTTTTAGATATGGTAGGGAGAAGCGATGGTGATAAAGGGCATCTGAATAAGGTTGAGCTTTTAAAGGCAAAATTTGGGGAAGACAATGTTTATCTTATAGATAGACCTAGAAAACATAGATATTTTTATTTTATAGGTTCAAAAAAACAAAAAAAAGAAATGTTGAAAAAATTAATTTATAAAATAGAGCCTTACCCTAAAGGTGAAAATAAAAGATATGATGCAAGTTATAAACCACAAGTGCAAGCAAAGTTATTTTAAAGGAGTAGCGATGAACGATTATATAGTAATACCAGGCAGTATTTTAAGGGATGATAACCTCACCTATATGCAGAAGCTTATACTAGCTAAAATCACTAATTTAGATAACGATAAGGGGTGTTTTGCAACTAACAAATACTTTGCAAGACTATTATCCACATCTATAAATAGTGTATCAAAGACAATAAACCAGTTAAAAAGTATGGGATTGATTGAAGTAGAAATAACAAACAATACAGACAGAAGTATAACCCTCGCCAAAAAGTGTAGGGGGGATGTCGTAAAAGTTGAGGGGGGGTCGCCTAAAAGTGTAGGGTCTTCCGATACTATTAATATAGATACTAATATAGATAATAATAAAATATATAAAAGTTTTATTGATTGGTGGAAATTATATGACAAAAAAGTTGGCAAGGATAAGGCTCTTAAGTTCTGGACTAAGAAACTTGACCAGTCTCTAGTTGATGATATTATGAACCACACCAAGCGTTATGTAAAAGCTACTGATAAGCAGTACAGAAAGAATCCATACACTTACCTGTTTAATAGTTCATGGGAAGATGAGATAATGAACGAGGTAGAGGAAGAGATGCCTAATCCAAGAGAGGATGCTAGAAGGCTTAAGATGTACAACAGATTACACAACACTAATTTTCAAACAATAGAACAAGCCAGGGCACACGCTAATGGCTAATGAAAGGAGTAGCATGAGATATAAAGATGAATTAGAGCTAATAATAATGATAGGAATACTAGTAGTAGGAACTATTGCACTTGTAATGCTAGTGAGGTCAGCATGGATATAATGAAAAAAATTGAAGAGATATATCCAGAGTGTACAGATGCCTTAATGAATAACTTTGATAGAGCTTACGACTTATGGACTCGTAAGCAACATGATTATGGTCCATCCAATATCCAGCTGGGTTTAAGCTTTAACTCCTCTTCACCTGACTACTCTCGTAATGTAAAGTTAGCCCAGCTAGGTATTATTATAAGAATGAACGATAAGGTTAGTAGATTAATTAATTTATACAAGAATGATTTGCAAGATACCCCAGCTGTTGGTGAGTCGATTGAAGACACAGCTCTTGATATAATGAACTACGCTAATATGCTAATGGTACTGCGTCAAAATAAATGGAATCGCTAATGCAAGAAAATCATAAGAAATTTTTAAAGCATCTTGATAAAAGTTCAGACCCTGTTTTTATTGTAGCTAGATACATTTATGACCAGGGATTTGACGTTAGGATAAATGCATTGCAAAAAGCTAAGAGTCATGCAGATTGGAAACAATATAAGGATGATGGTGATATCTATATGTATAAAGACTTAGATGTATACAGAATAGAGGTAAAGCAATTCAGTAAGGACTTTACAGGTATCCACGATTATCCATTTCCAAATGTATTGATTTGTGCAAAACATTCTTATGATAATGCAACACCAAAGCCATATGCGTATATGCTTTTAAATAAAAACAGAACGCACATGGCAATTGTAAACACAGAAACATTTCCAGATTGGAAAACAGTAACAATTAAGGATAGTAGGTATGATAACTATAAACAGCAAACATATGCTATAGAGCCTACTAAAATTAAATGGGTAAGTCTAAACAATAAAGGAGAATCAAATGACAATTAAAGACTTCAGAAAACTAGATAATGGTGGCAAGGTAAAAGGTTTCATGACTATCGTAACAAACGAGGGTTTTGAAATGAAGAACTTTAAGCTGATTGAAGGAGCTAATGGTTTGTTTGTTGGTGCACCTAGCCAGAAAGGTACTGACAAAGAGGGAAACGAGAAGTGGTATGATATGGTGTGGATTCCTAAAGAACTAAATGAACAGCTTGTAGACCTTGTTGCTAATGAGGTAGACATGAACCAAGAGTCAAACCCTGTACCATTTTAATGTGGACAGGGACAACCACGAGAGGTAAAGTTGTGTATGTACAGAGAGAAGAACTAGAAAAAGCACACTCCCAGATAATGGAGCAAAATAAACAGCTCTTGAAAAAGATTAGTGAAATGTCTATATTATGGGAGCAAACATTAAACATACTTCTGTCATATAATCCGAAACTTGCAGAACAAACTAAAGAAGAGTTGGAGAAGATTAATGAACAGACAAACGATATCAACGATAAATCCAGAAGCGATATTTCTGGATGATGCTTTTGACCAAGCAATTTTAGGCGTAGCAAATGACGCTGATGGAGACCTTGTTGCAGTATATAGTCAGAAGCAGTGTATTAGTATTTTAAACGTAGATGGCATAGAAGATGAGGATTTTGATTTTTTATGGGCTACGTTTATAGAAACATCCAGAGGTAAGGGAGCTCCAATAATATTTACAGAGCTATGGGATTTCTGTGAACACTAAAACATGGAAGCTTATACAATACTGGAGAAATAAATATAACTCAACACCTAATGGCTGGGCAGTAGCATATATGGTAGGTGAGGAGTATGTATCAGATGTAAGTAAGCAATCACCATCAAAAAGAAATGTCAAGAGTAACAAGAAGACTAAAGAACCAGCCTTTGACTTGCAAGATGTGTAAAGCCTACACACTTGGTAAGCCAGTTTACGAGTATGTGTTTTGGGGTGACCCAGAGCCAATAAAAATATGCCAGAAATGTGCAAAGAGAGAACATGGAAGTAGAAATAAAAAACCACTACCAGAATTATAGGTAAGCAGAGATGCTTTCAAGTCGAGAAGGAGAATTGAGGAAGGGCAAATTGTTAACAGGAGCTTGTTATAATTTGGTGCAAACCTTCCTCTTGACTCCATGATAACAATGTTATCCATATACGTCCCACTGATTTTTACACTACACGCATCACATGAACTATATAATTTTAATAACCCCAGAATTGACCCCAGAGGTACTTACGTCCTACTACAATGGGAATCAGATGATTTTTACGCAGATGTAAATAGTATTCATAGACCATACTTAAAGGCTAAAGCAGATAACTACTTCAAAAGAAAAGCAAGGATAAAATATTGGCAAAGAAAACAGCTAGGCAGAGAGTAGTAAAAAGACTGGATGATGTTACATCCAAATATATTAGAGAGCGTGATGCAAAGTGCGTCCAATGCCAGACCACTGAAAACCTCACTAATGGGCACGTCTTCTCCAGAAGGTCGTACTCCACGAGGTGGGACATATCTAAGGATGGTAATTGTCATACTCAGTGCTGGGGCTGTAACTTTAAGCATTCTAAAGATAATTACGATTATTTTAAATGGTATGTAGATACATTCTCTAAGGATACGTTTGAGAACCTACGCTTTAGATACAAAGAGACTAAGAAGTATACTACAATAGAATTAGAGGAGTTGTATGAGGAACTAACCTTAGCATATAAGGAGTTACTAAGTGAAAACCAGACTAACCAATAAAGATAGGATAATTGATTCATTAGAGGCTACCCTAAGAGACTTAGAGATAAGGGCTTGTTGGGTCGGTTTAAAGGCTACAGACATGAACTACACGCAGAAGCTAGAGTACGTTATGTCATTCTGGAGCGTAAGCAAGGAAACAGCAGAGAAGGCATTGTATAGTGACAAAACTATCAGCCAGTGATAAGGGATATGTAGGAGAGCTATTTACAGTCTTTTATTTGAACTTGCACAACTACTCAGCAATGATAGTTCCAAATCGTAGACCCTACGATGTAGCGATGGAACACGATGGAAAGCTTATCAAGGTGCAAGTAAAGACCAGTACCTATAAGAACCATGAGAACAAGGGATATGATGCTGGGTACTGCTACAGCATTAACAGACGTAGTAGGATTACCAAGAACAATAAAGTCTT